TATCAAGGCCATCATTAACTCCCTGACCTACAAATGCACACTCAATGACATCATCATTGACCACTGTAATGGGTGCTATGGACTCTCCATCCACATAATTAAGCCGGATGTCTCCACCTACTATCCAGTCATTGTCCAGGTATGTAGCCTCATCCAGCCTTAGATAACATCCTACTGTACCTGATGCAGCCAGCTCCTCCAGCTGTTTGCGGTACATGATGTCAAACCTATTGTCATTGAGAATATCATTGACACCATCAAACTGAGCCTCACTCTCTCCGGCATTGATCTCTACTATCTCACAGAGGTTAGCATCATCTGCACAGCACCTCTTGGCAAAGTTCATGGAGCTGATAGTATAAGTTATCCCATTGACATTAGTCCTTGTGTGAAACTCTGTACTCTTGTTAGCATACCAGTCATCACACTCCCTGATGATGTTCTGGGCCTTAGTGTTGTATGGTATGCCCAGGGTGTTTAATATCTCCTTTAATGTGTCATTTTTCTGCATTTCTCTCTCCTTATCGTGCTAAGTCAATAAACTCCACAAAATCTATCCATGTATAGCAAAAAGCATCATACCAGTCATTACAGTTACCTATGTTCTTATCCTCCGGGATGGTAGGCTTTTTCTCGTCCCATCTCATAGAGGACAGGGCCTTAATGATGTTGGTACAGTCCCTACAGATCTTGAGCCTGTTAGTATTAAAAAGCAGGTCTATAGTCTTAGGCCTCTCTGCTATCTCATTCTTACGGCATCCGCTTATGCCTCTGGTAGGTAGTCCGGAGGCTTTAGCAGCCGTTATGATGCTGTTTATCATTGTAGTGCTGGCTGAGTCAGGGAAAATCCAGTCCACCCGTCCATATTTCTCCAGGCACATGCGATAAAATGCCACAAACTCCTCACAGATCCTTGCAGCATCTATATTCTCTGTCAGCGGGAGCCCTCTCTCCTCAAGGACTGTCAGCTGTTTATAATTTTGCTGATATCCGGTCAGACACATGGTAGTCATGGAGCCATTACCACCAAAGTCCATGCCCATAACCAGATGGGACCACATCTGCCCCTGTGTATCTGCTCTGTCTATCAGATAAGGCTCAGGATCATCCGCAAAGTACCTAAAGATGATGCCTGATGCCAGTACCCACTTGCCAAGGATAAAGCGGTCATAAAATACCCCGCTGTACATCCTCTTGTATCTGTCCCTTACCTGCTCTGACAAGCTTGGGTTGTCATCCATGATAAAATGCAGGTGTTTGAGCCTTTTCTCATCTGCCTTATCTACCCACTGGGTCTTAAAGTAGTGATCCGGTCCCTCAGGGTTACAGTTAAACCACATCTTAGAGCCTGTGACTGAGCATCTGCCTGTAGCCTGATTAACAAATGACTCCGGCATGAGCGCTACCTCATCCAAAAAGACACCAGCCAAGGTCATACCCTGTATCAAGTCCTGTGAGCTCTCATCCTTGCCACCAAAAAGATAATAGTCATTGCATACAGCTCCATCAGATATTGTGAGATAATTCTCTGATCTGTGCTCTGTGACTGTCAGTCTTGGTCTGCCTATGCTCTCCAGCAGATCCTTGAGCGGTCTGATGACGTTCCTCCGGAGTGACTGGATAGTCTTGCCACAGAGGGCAAAGTTTTCGTCTTGATACTCAGTCATGCTCCAGATGATAAAGCCAAGGCTCATGCTCATAGTCTTGCCGGACCTTATGGCACCATCACAGATAATGCCATCTATAAGATCAGCTCCCGGATCGGACCACCATGTCAGTGTCTCCACTTGCTTAGGACTCAGTATCATCCTCATCATCCCTCTTAGTGCTCTGCCTGATGATCTCTAAAAGGTCAAGCAGGTCTGTGGACTCTCCTCTGGAGACTTTCTCTCCGGCATACTCAAGGATGAGGCGGGCACATTTCTCAGATCCGTCTATAGCAGCTCTAATCTGACCTGCCATCAGGATATCTATGCCTGTCTCATCTCCGTCATACTTTTGACCCATGAGCTCATACTGCTTTATCTGCTTGGGTGTCAATTTCATGCCAAGGAGCCTCTGAGCTGCAGCTTGAGCAGAGCGCCTCTGCTGGGATACTCTCCCGCCCTTAGCACTATCCTCTTTAGTAAACTTATATTCTCCGGGCCTTAAGTTATCCAGACTGGCCTGGGACATATTGTGCTTTTTCCTCTTAGGCATCTACTGCACTCCACTCCATCCCATACTTGTCTATAATTGCATAAAAGTCCTCAAAGTCATGCCCTACAGTGCCATACACTATGCCCTTTTTGCCATTAGTGATGCTGACATGTCTAAGCTCATGCTCCAGCAGGATCTTAAACTGAGCCTCACTGAGCAGAGCTGTGTTAGGTGTATACACTGTGATGATGTAGTCAAGGTCACAGAGAGCCTTGTACTGCTCAGGGACAGGCTTGATATCTGCAAATATCAGCCTACCCTCTGACTTTTTGGGCTGACTGCAGTCAAGTACACAGATCTTAGGCTGAGCTATCCGGATATCCTCAAAGTCCTCTATCTCAGCCACTATCTGCCATACTATCTGCTCTGTCTCTGTGTTGCGTTCATAGTCCATATACAAAAACAAGTGTTATTATCTGTTACACTTGAATAATAACACCTGTTTTCTGACATTTCAAGTATTTAGGCTTATTTAGGGCATCTGGATGATGTCCTTGCTGGGCATTATGACCTGTCTGCCTATATGACCACATCTGACAGAGCTGTCACACCATACCTCTATGCCACACTCCTTAGCTCTCCGGATAAAGCTCAGGTCCTCTCCTCCTACTCCGTTGACCGGGAAAAAGCACCCGCCATACTTATCATATACTGCCTTGATGACTTTGGCTTTCATGAGCATACATCCAAAACCTGCAGCCTCCACGTTAAAGAGCTTGTCCTCAGGATAGTCCAGATAAGGCTGGAGCTTATCCTCTACCAGCTTGTATACACATGGAGTGTATGGAGCTGTCCTCTTGTGGTAAATCCCTGTGACCATATCCTTATTACAGCCCATGAGCTTATGGATGATATTAGCCGGATATGTAATGTCTGAGTCCATCCACATGACATAATCTACACCTGCTGCAAGTGCATCCATAGCTATCTTGTCCCTGGCATCATAGACCAGTGACTCACTGATGATATCCACAGATCCGTCATGCTCCAGCTGCATAAGACACTTGACAGCCTCTATCTCCATACTGCCCATAGTGGGCATACCTACTAAAACTTTAGCTTTACTCATATTACATGTACCTCCTTACCTGTTGTCTGCCATACTGTGACCAGTGAGCTGGGATCTGAGTACAGAACATCTGCCACACTAAATGCTATCCTGTAGTCCTGTGTCCGGTCATAGATCCCAAGTGCCTGGTCTATATAATTCTTTTGAAATCTGCCATACTCCTCAATATATTGAGGCCTCATTGCCATGATAGTGGGTTTCATGAGCGGGTGCTCTCTCCATATCAGTACACTGTCCGGATCAGAGCATATGTCTGTTATGACCTTAGCTACCTTGACCATCTCTCCTGCAGGATCATCAAGGAAAGCTGTCAGAGATGTAGCCAACAAGACTACCCGCTTACCTTTTATCTGCTTTACCCAGTCCTTAGGGACAGGCTGGTCCAGATTAAGGTCCGTCTTAGGTGTGCCCATGACTACTATCTTCTGGGACATCAGCTCTATCTCCTCATCTGTGGCACCTGCCTCCTTGATCTGATCCTTAAAGGACTGCACTACCTCCTCATTTTCTGCAAATACTACATCACAGTTACACATGCCCGGAGTGATGAGGCATATAGTCCCTATACCATAAGGCACAAGAGCTAAGCAGCGGGCCAGACCTTTAAGTCTCCCAGAGTAAAATGCCGGATGGACAGTGGTCACATAGTTAGCCTCATCATAAGGGTTATGTATGAGAATAACGTCATATTGCCCATTTTTAGGCTTTTTCTGATAATCAAGGGTACCCCTTGGCTCACATACGTCACTAAAATCATCAATAAACCACCTCATAACTCTGCCAGGCTGCCCTTTGAGAGTATATGGTATAGGCATCACATCAGCAGAGCATCCATGAGTGGAGTTAGCTATCTGGTAGATCCCCTCAAAGCTGTCCCACATATCCCGCTTGTATGGGATGATAAGGATCTTGAGCTCAGGGCCATAATGGTCTTGCAGCCATTTAAATATCTTGGCGCTGTTTGTTAGTTGCATTACATCCTCCTCTCTGCATGGAGGCATACACCTCCTTGGTAGTTGCCAGATCCAGCACCTCATGTACTGACTTGTCATACTGATGAGAGCATCTGAGGACATAGCACCTAAAGTCACTGTCATTCTTGAAAAACTCATACATCTGGTCATGCTCTGCCATCTACAGCACCTCCTATCTTTACATGGAGCTTTTCAGCCAGAGCATAGAGCCTGGCTATTTTATCTCTCTGGGAGATGTCTGCTATAGTCGGTTTACTCTGTCTCTTAGGGAGCTCATAGGTCTCCATATCAAGCTTGATGGTCTCCTTATTCATCCTCTTGCCTCCTCTCTTGTGATAATAAGTAGTCAATAACCTCACATTCTGTCCTGCATGCGTGTATCCTAAAGATGTTGAGCACAGCCTCTATCGTTTCCGGAGATGGGATATCAGATCCCAGATCTTGTCCACTATGCTCTTGCCTGTCACTGCCTCCCATATCACAGTTGGACACACTGTCAGTGTCATCAGATAAAACAGGGCAATTATCACATTTTCGTAATTGTCTCTTATCCACTCTTTCACCGATACATACCCCTATCCCTATGAGCACAAAGCTTATCAGCATACCCATAGTTATTAAAAATACACTCCACTCCATACTTGCCTACCTCCGTCTCTTTTTGGTAGCTCTTTTTGTGATGCTCCTGCCATGCTTAGGCTCTATGGTATGGTCATGCTTACCATTAATCCTAAAGTCAATTATCAGGTTGCGGTTTCTGTTCATAAGCTTGTATCCTCCTTTACTTTGGGCTCATAACATGGACATTTCTCATCCCCATAACATCCCTTGAGGATGTATCCGGGTGCTACAATGTCCCTACAAGTACATACATCATCCTTATTGTCATATCTGTCCACTATCCTCCAGTCTGAGTACTTGCACTTGATGATAAATCCATCCTTATCTCTCATAAGCACCTCCTATATCAGGCAGAGAGGGCAGTTAGAGCACCTCTCCTCCAGCATGATCTCATTAGCTATGTCCGGATCTCCATATTTATCAATGTACTGCTGTGGATACTTGCAGTACTGGTCACACATAATCTCAATAATAGTTTGCATAACAGATGTTATTGTTACCTTGCACTCATCACTCATTTATCCTTACCTCTCTGCCTTTTTTGTCATAGTACCAGTACCCACCATCATTATCTGGATAGGTCTGTACCACCTCATCATCTATCAAGATCTGTCCTGTCTTGAGGACCCAGCCCTCTGTGACTTTCCACAGCGGGTATTTATTGTCAAAGCTGTATGTCATCTACATCCTCCTACCATGTTGTAGCTATATCTATTAGTGTCTTATCTCCTGCTGTGTGAGTATCAAGGATTATGCCCTCTCCCAAGCTTGTCTGTAGTCTTGTATATCTGGTCACAGACGGATGAGCTGCACAGATGACCCAAGGACCAAACATCTTGACACCATCATCTCTTACCCAGTACTCA